CTGCGATTCAACTTCTTTCTGCTCCAACTTCTGCGTCAACTCCCCTGCCAAAGTTTCGTACTCGCCCTTCTGCTTTTTAAGCTCAGCAAGTTGCGATTTGTAGCTCTCATCGTCTTTGCCTGTGCTTTTGGCTTGGTCTTTCAAGTCCTCAATCTGCGTGTTGATACGCTGTTGGGCAACTTCAAACAAGTCGGACAGTTTCTTGCCCTTTACATCTTCTTCGGTCAAGTTGAAGGCTCTCTTGAACTTGGTCTCAAGGCTTCCAAGGGTCTTGCCTGTTACACGATTGCGGATGTCCTCATCGTCAACGGCAACCTCACGGGACACATACTTTTTCGCAAGCTCTTCTTTGAACTCGTCAAGGGAGGTGAACTCCTTCTCTTGGTCAAATAGCCATTTGGCCATCTCTTTGTGGTCTATGCTCATTTTCTACGGGTTTTAGTGGTTGGTGTTTCTTCGGTTGCTTGGTTGATTTCTTCCTCGGCATCTTGCTCGGACACAGGCTCGGCATCTGAAACTTCGGGGGTTTGCTCCATCATTGTTTCAGAACTTTGCGAAACAACGATTTCGGGTTCTTGAGCAATAATCATCCTCCTGCGCTTAGGGGCTTCTTGGATTGGCTCAAAGACTTTGCTTTGGGGGTTCAGGTAAGCTTCATCCTCAATGCGGATTTTGTACTTCTGCAAGAACTTGGTGTTCCTTGCGGTTTCTCGGCTAATCATTACGACCTGACCGTTGGCTTTAATGGCACGGATACGCCTGCCTCTCATTTCATCATTCATACGTTTAAGGGTTTATGGTGCAAATATAAACAAAAATGGTAATATCATAGTTGCGGCACAAGCCAATGTCTGCACCGATAGCCTCCTAAATAGATAAAAATTGTTGCCTCGTCCGTGCCAGGTATCTTTCCCTTCCAATCCCCCAGCCTTCCCCACGAGCGTATTTCCCCCTCATCAAAGACCTTGCCATCCCTTGCAATGCAAAATGGCCTTGAATCGTTTATCAATCCCCCTGTATATCTGAACCTCTTAATACCCAAAGCCTTACCCAAAGCGTAGCTAAACGAGCGGTCAATCACCGCAAACATCGTATCTGCCGTAAGAACGGCCATATTGAAAAGCCTTCCCTTTTTGTCAGTACCACCACCTACCATTATGTCCTGCAACCCTCCCTCCAAAAGCGACCGAGCTGAACCCGAAGCAATGGAGGCAAGGATGAAGTTTCGGATGTAAGCGTATAGATTCGTCTCAAGATTCGTCAAATCATCAAACATTGAAGCCATCTGCTCCTCATAGCCCACATCCGAAGCCAAGCCTGGGTCAAACCCCAATTTCTTGTAATACTCTTTGGTCAGGTCAGCCTGCTTGTCAATCTTGTTGGCCAAAAAGACCAACGCATCGTAATAACTACTCCGAGATACCGCTCCCTTAAATTCGGCCATTAAAGCCTCTACACGAGCGTAATTATCGGTGGATGATACAAGGTTGCCTCCTTCGTCATAGGAGAGCCGAGAGAGCAGTAAAAGCAGTAATACGAGCAATTCATCTTGCGACTTATCCACCTTTTGGCCGAACTCTTCGCCAATCGTGTCCAAGCCTTCCTGCTTGGAGGCCGCTATCTGCTCTAAGGTCATTGGTTAGGGTTAAGTGGTTTCCTCTTCTTCCTCTTCTTCTTCCTCTTCTTCAGCAGGAGCAGGAGGCACGGCAGTACGCGCGTTCATCACGCTCTGCGGAGTCATAGTCCGAGGGGCTTCTTCAGGAACAAGCGTCTTTGCAAGGGATGCAAGGGCTTCCTTCTGCTCTTCCAAGGTCAGCATCAAGAATTGTTCGTTTTGGTCAATCGCAGAGCGAATTAAGGCCTCCAATTCAAAGTGCAGGACAGCCTTCCATTTCGGAACAAGGCCCGTGCTAACCAACGCCAAAACATCTTTGGTGTCAAGGTTGAACAAGGGGTCAGCCTGAACCGACAGCTTCATAATCGCTGATTTCTCCTCTTGAATGGGGAATCGGGTCTCCAAATACTGCTGCGCCAACATCGCCTTGCTGAAAGTCGGAGCTTTCTCAATCTCGGCAGTCAATTCCGCATCGGTACGCATTTCAAAGTTCTGCGGATACCTCACGGCAGGCATCGTAAAGCCTTCGCCATAACGCATCACCCCTATCGTTTTAATCGCAAACTCAAAGTCGTGAAAGACCGTATTGGCAAAGCGGAGCAGGAAAGAATACAATTCCTCTCGGTCAATGGCCTTACCTGTGGCAGTTTCCCTCCCCGAAATCTTCTCGTTGTTCATTACATCAATGGACAAAAGCTCAAAGCCCATCTGAATGTTCGTAATGACCTGCTTGTTTAGGAAGTCAAGGATTTGCGGATCCAAGTCAATGAACCCGGCAGGGGGAATATTCACCTTCGTTTCCACCTCAGTCGTAAAGCGATTCGGGGTCTGCACTTGATAGACCGACATCGGACCGAACATCCGCTTTGTACCCGAACCACCGCAGCTGGAACACGCAATCGCAACCTTCTCCTCAAAGCCTAAAGCCTCCTCAACTTGCCCTGTGCCGTTGCACTTGTCGCACTCATCCACATACTCCCACTTCTGCAAGAAGGCGTGGCTGTACTTGGACATCTGCAAGGTGCTGAAATCGCATACCGCTTGGTCTAACGCAGGAATAGCAGGGGTGTAAAAAGATTGGAAATAGTAATCGCCTTGCTCTTGAACCGAAATACCACCCAAACGAGCGCAGGGTAATTGGTTCATATTGTGGCGATAGTAAAGCTCAATTTCAAACTCGTAGTCAGCCTTCTTGCCGACCTGCTTGGCTATTTGTATCTCGTTCCTGTCAAAGATGAAGAACACCAAGCCATCGTCTGACTTTGCCCTGCCATTCTCAACCTCTGAGCCGTAATCAGCCTTAATAATCGCATACTCCTTCTCCTTCCACGCCCACACCCTCTTGGAATGAAAGCAATGAGCCACAGGCGTTGTTTCAACGGTATCGTTGAACGTGCCATCCTCAAAGTATTGCAGATTGTCAGGCATCACCGCTAAGACCGCATTCGGGTCAGTCAGCGTCATAAAGCTCACAATCTGCTGAAAGTAGTTCTCAAGCGAAGTGAACCGAGGGTACTCTTGCGTGAAATACCTTTCCTGCTCCACATTGTCAAACCGAAGTTCGTAGTTTTGGCGATTCCATACACGCCCGGCAATGTTCACCGCCTTATGGAAATAAGGCACGGTAATGGGCTTGTAGATACTCTTGCGGTAGTTGAACTCGTGGGGAAGTTCGTTGGGAGCCTTCTCCTTAAACAGCTTTTCTGGGAAAGCATCGTAATCGGAGTGAATCCGAAGTCGCATCTCCATTTCCACACACGCCTTGTAGGTCGGGTAGAAGTCAGGAATGTAGAATTTATCGGACTTCTTCTTCACCTCGTACTTCTTGTACTCGGCAATGATATGGTCCAACAAGGGTTTGACCTGTTCAGTTGTCATAACTATCGCTTTTTACCGCCTCTGCACTTGCACATTGGGATGGAATTTATACTCAAAATTACAAGGAAAACCTATGCAATCGGCTTTCCATCGTAAACATAGAGCGTATCATAGTCGTGCCTTTGGACAATCTTGTACCCCTTCTCCTTCATCAATTCATCAAAGTCAGCAAGAGTAACTCCCGTATCATAGGTTTCAAACTCGCAGGTTTCAGCAAAAATGTAAGAAGGACGTAAATCTCCCAAGCCAACAATAGCCTTGTACTCCGCTCCCTGCACATCAATATGTATGTAGTCAATGCTTTTTATACGATTCTTCCTGCAAAAATCATCCAAGCGAATGGTCTTGACCTTTACGCCTTTCATATCGTAGTGAAGGCTTGGGTGAACAATTTCTTCGCTTGTTCCAGGCACAACGATAGGCTTTATCAATGACCCAGAATACCGCCAAGGTTGGCCGTTGTAGTTCTCGCTTGGAAAAAATGTGGCATAGCCTTTCTTATCCGAAATTGCGCAAGGCGTAACAATCACGTTGGACGCATTAGAAACACGATGCGAATAATTCTTTATGTTCTCAGCATCGGCTTCAAATGCGTAAATCATCGCATTTGGAAAAGCCTCTTTGAAGGCAATAGTATGACCAAAATCGGCAGCCCCTATGTCAAATATGATGATTTCGCCATATTTAGTGCCAAAAACCTTTTTTAGAAAATCAGTTTCGTTCATTCTCAATGTGATTTTTTATCTTTGAATAAATTGTATTCTCCTCGGCATACTTGCGAACCCACGCATTCATCTGCTCAAGAATCAGTTGAGGCGATGCTGATGCAATAATACCGCCTATCTCCTCTTTAGCCAACGCAGACTTCGTGTAATGCTTTATGTTGAAGGCAAAAGGGATATGCTCAAGCACATCGGGTGCGCCTACATAAATCGGAATGGCACGGCAGAGAATCGCGTCAATAATCTTGTCGGAGATATAACCCTGCCAAATGCCGTTCTCCATACACACCGAATAGCGGTACGGAATAAGACCGTCAGCCTTGTTTTGTAGCTCTCCCTTACCAAGACCAAGGCCACGCCCATAAACATCAGCATAGGCCGTCTGTGCGAGTTCTCTGGCCAATTTAACGCGGTTTAGGTAGAAGCCGTGGGAGATACCGCTCGTCACCATACTCAATACCCTTGTCTTGCGGTCGGCAATGGAGTCCTTGAGATAGTCCTTCAAAGGGCCATCCATGTGATAGAACATCCCACAAGGGAAGCCAACCAAGTTGCCTTGGATGCCGTAGGTGGATGGATGGGCGCAGGTGTAAACGGTGGAGCAGTACGATCCGATATTCCTGTCAAAGAAATCGTGGTCGGGTGGCTCTTGGATAAAGCCGATAACTCTCTCTTTTGGCACTCTTGGCTCTGCGCCTCTCTTGTCGTTAAAGACCACAAGCCAATCGTAGGAATCGTCATCCACGAACTGAATGCCATCGGATTCCCCCCAAAGGGACTGCTCCATAATCCTTTGGTTCAATCCTGTGGAATCGGTCCAATTACAAATCGCCCTGACCTTAACGCTCATATCAAAATTTTTCAGGGATGCAACTCACGAAGGTTCTTTGAATCAGTCTATGATTTCGTTTGTTGGTCTTATGTAAGTTCTTGTTTTGATAAAAGCGAACCCTATCCTCATCATCGTGCTTAATGGTCTTTATGCCATTGTGGAATGCCCTTTGCTCAAAGCCTTGAGCCTCAATGCGCCAATAAAAGTCCACGTCGTCAAATCCCCATCCATCCACTACCTCGTTGTAACCACGAACTCGGCTGAAAAGTTCTCGCCATACCATACAACATCCCGTACCATCGCCAAACCCCCAACCGGTTACAAACGCGCCCCCCTCCATAACCTTCTGCCTGTGGTAGTTCACAAAAGAATCGTTGGTCATTAATGCGTCTGCATCCATAAACAAGAAGGTGTCTGCCTTCGGAGAGGCCGATAACGCCCCAAGATTCCTTGCGTGGCTCAAGTTAAAGCCTTCGGCATCGTGCCTTACTGCCCGAACCCTTGGGTGATTCAGTTCTTCTGCATAATCCCCACTCTTATCGGGGTCTCCATAATCCACCACAATAATCTCGTAATTATCTCCAACTTGAGTTGTCCAAGTAGGCAACGCCTCCTCCAAATGGTGCATCCTGCCCTTACAGGTCGTTATGATTGAAACAAAGCCTTCTAATTCCATCGTATCAGTTGCTTTTGCTTTCCTGCGTGTTTTTGCTTTACAAGGCTATGCCATTTGTATTCGTGGGTCAATCCCATATTAGCGTGATATTGACCTAAAAGATTGCAAGACATCTCCCAAGCCGAATTATGCGTAAATCCTTCACCTCCGTAAAGACCCAAGACATAATAGTTCTCATAAACCCATTTGACAATTTTGCCTGTCATTGAGTTTTTGAACTGAAAATAAACGGGGTTTAATCCGCACCAAGGGTCAATTCGGTATTGGGCGCAGGCGATATTGAACGCAAGTTCATCGGGATATGTGCCTCCCCAAGGCATCTTCAATCTGCTTATAGGAATACCATTGTCAATGTTATCCCTCACCTGCTCAAAGAACTCGGTCAATTTCTCTCCCTTCCGCAAGAACATAAACGAACTGTTTATGGCCGTAACCTTCGCATCGTCAGGAAGTTCGTGATATTCCCAAATTGTGTCAAGGGTTGCCCATTGCATTTCCACAAAATCAGGGCCGTTCTCCTTTAGGTTCGCCATCGGAGTTTTACCCTCAGGATCCGTCCAACTTGCGGTCTGCGAAAAGAAATAACCCTCCTTCGGCAAAGCCAACATCCTCTCAATCAATGGCTTTATGGACTTGAGAGCAATGCCATCTGTGTCAAAGTACAGGTTGTTGTCAAAGGCCATATACTTGTCAATGCGGGTTTTGGCTCTGCCAGGGCTAAATATCCTCCCATCAATATAGAGGTCATCTCGCTCAATCAAATCAATCTGATTAAAAACCCAATACTTATGCCCCAAAAGCACATTCTTGCTATCGCAAATGAACTGTATCGGTATGTCGTTGTCAAAATGCTTGACCGATAAGGCGAAGTTGTACGCCATTTCGTGATAGGCAGGCTTTCCAAAAGCCATTATCACTATGCCTGTGGTTTGTTCACTCATTTGTGCAAATATAGGTTATTTCAAAAAAAATCCCCGACTATTAGCCGAGGATTCTTTCGTTTACCGAAGGTTCACTTACGCTCCGAAGATAGCGTCTGCGTTGGAAGGCGCAGGGAACTTCTGAGGCAGTTGGTCTGGACCAAGCGAAGCACGAGCCGTGCAGTTGAACATCTGCAACTCCTTGTTAGAGGCAGGGACGTTCACAGGCAAACAAACGTAGTTCACGGGTTGGGTAATCACCATAACTTCGTTGGAGCCACACAGATAGAGAACCAACCCCGTTACGCGCTTGTTCAGAGCGTTATAGAAGTCAATAGCACCATCAGTAGTGTTGGCATCCATCCAAGTAGCGGTGAAATCAAACCCGGCCAAGAGGCTTTGTGGGCCACAACCAACAGGATTGTCCACATCTACGGGAGATGCGTCAGGAACAGTTCCACGAACATTTTTGATAATCTTGAGGTCTCCAGCACCGATAGCAGCAAGGTATTTTGCTCCATTGCTCCAATCGGCAGCAGTAGCAAAAGTCGCACCCGTACCGAAAGCGTCCTCTTCAAGAATACCTATCGCAGAAATGCCTCCCCTGTTGTATGAGCCACAAAGTACGAGTTCGTGGTCTGGTAAAACAGTACAGCCATATTCTAAATAAGCCATTTTATTGAAATTGAAAGGATTAAGGGTTTGTCATTGTATGGCAGACAGGCCACATCGCACGATTGTAGGACAAAGATACGCTATTCAAAGGTTAAGTTAAAAGTCAAGTCAAAGATGGTGTCGTTTGGATCAGGGGTAGGTTCAACGCCCGAATAAATGTACGGACCTACCCTTTGGTCATCGGGCGTTTCTTCGTACTCGCCAAGGATTCCTGCACAGCAAAGCTCTTTCTTCAAATCCTGCTCCCTTACCTCAATCTCTAAAAACGCAGGAGCAACAAGCCTTGTGCGAATCCAAGAAGGGGAATAGGTTTCCGTTCTTGTGAAATAGAAGTAAACGTCATTGCCATCATCAACCGAAAACCTGTCGTGCCGACACGCCAACCGCAGAAAATTGTGAACGTGCTTAGGCGATAGATTCACCACCATCTCCAAAAACTCCCTGCTCTCCGCATACACAATGTTTTTCTTGCCTCGGCTATCCTGATAGCTTATCATTTCTCCATCGTATTGCGGATTGCGAAGTTCTCCGTAAACCCTTGTCAGGTGATACCATCGTTGGATTTCAAGTTCGGTGGAAAAGGTCGGGTAGGTAAATCCAAAAGCACAAACCTCTCTGTCCGTCAATGCGTCCTGTCCTGCCTTTATCCTTAAAGTGCCGCAGTCGTTGGAAATCAACTTGTAATCTGCCGAAACAAACACATCCAAGTCATCGACATACTCCTGAGCCGTTTTGTTTTTGTCGTTGCAATACTCTTTAGTAAACCAAACCCTAAAGCAAGGCTCTTCTTCCAAAAGCGAAAAAGCATCTGTAATGCTAAAAAGGTAATAGTAATAACTGTTTTGAGCCACCATTGGATAGTTTGGGCCTTGCGCAGTATAATCCGAAGAAAACAACCTTGCCTGCGTTGAAGTCTGAATTAACTGCTTGAATAGGTTTACCCTAAAATTCGGTATCAACGTGGCATCGTAAGTGGATATTTTCTGAACGGTTAAATCGGATATTCTGTAAAAAAAGGTGTCGCTCAGAACGCTCATCCTACCTGAGGTAATAGACAAATTTGCGTTAGTCGTTGGCCCTAATGTATAGTAATAAAACTCATAATAACCCTTGCGAGTAGATGCTCCTGCATAGGGTATTTCACCGATTAAATACTCATTGCCGCCTGACTGAAGGACGCTTACCACGATTTTGTCCTTGAAAAACATTTGTGCCGCTGGCGTAACGCCATCAAGGTAAAATCTTACTTTGTAATACGAATGTGGAGTGTCAAATGGGGTAGTTGCAGTTACAAGTGCAGGGCTTTTGTTTTGACCAAGGCTTTGATTGAGTATGTAATTAATGGCCAAAGAGGCATTTGAAAACGGTCCTCCGTTAATGGTTATAAGCGATATTAATGCCGTACTAGCACTAAAATATACATCGCCATTTGAGCCAAAGGACGCAAAAGTTGGAAAGTTTTCGGTTGCGGCTATAAACCCATTAGCGTATCTCCTTGTCGTTAATGCGCCATTATTTTCACGCATTTGATATTTAATGCCGTTTGTTTTAAGGCCAAAGTCGTTGTTGGATAATGCCTCACCGCAGTAGGGTTCGGTGGACTGCATACTTATTTGTTCGGTTTGCTGACCGCCCTCCCCATCGTCCTCGTAGGTAATGGGCATCGCATATTCCCCTGTCTTGCAATTTAGACAAGCCGAATCGTCATCGGAAACGCATTGTATTGTAAGGTTGGTTATCTTAAATACAGGGGCATTTCCAGGAGCATCCGCATATATGTCAATCCAAAAATTAGTTCCTCTCGTGGTAAGGTTTATGGGATCGTTTGAGGCTGGAAGGGGATTCACGACAATCGGAATGGAATACCATCCGTTTCCCACAATACGAACCTCATTGATAGATTTTACAATTACAGAAGAGTAGTCGTAAGACTCCGGATACCCTGCATTATATCCAAACTCATCAACATAAAACCTCATTAATGCGTAGTTGCAATTTAATGGAGGTGTAAAATTGTAGCTCACATAAATTTTTACTCCGTTTTCTGGAGCCGTAAAAAAGGAAAAGTAAGTCGATCCGTTAAAATTCAATTCTCCCGTCCCAACAAGCCAAGAATTGTTGGTTTGATTGTTTATATAATACCCTCCGCCAATATCTGCGGGCAACGCCTGATTGGTTGCCCAATCCACAGGAGTTATGGATTGGCCTAAAACGTGAGGCGTTTGCCCGAAAGGCTGATTTGGATTAATCATTCTGTTAGAAGTTCAAAGGTAGTCATTCCTGTTTTAATGGAGAAAGAAATCTTCTTAATCCACGCCCTGCGCCCATCGCAAAGAATATAGCCAAATGGGTTTGCTATAATATCGTTGAGTTGGGAGGTCGTAATCGGGTATTCAAAAGACAACTCGTTCTTCAAGTCCGTGTCAATGCCGCTTATATTCCACCAAGGAAAGGTGTTGTTGCTTTTGGGTATTTTTCTGCCAGACAAGAAATAACCATTCCTCGTCTTATTAACGTGATTCCTTGCAACGAAGTGGTTAATAACCGAAAAACAAGTCTCTGCATCATTATTGAATGTAATCGTAGCAGGCGGAACTTGTTGCCCTACCATATTATACGTTGCCGTAATGCCAAGCCTTTTTATCGGGTAGAATGCCGTGTTGTTCGGAAAAGCCGTGCTTGTAGGCAAAATCTCCGCCATATAAATGTTCTCGTCAGAGATGTTGTCCGACAAATAGGAGGTATCCCCCCAATTCGCGGGATAGAATACAGAGGTTGCATTCAGCGAACTGTCCGAGCAAGAATCGGTCGTAAACCCTATGCTCTGATGTAAATAGAAGTTTGTCCTTGAGCCTGTAAGCCCTGTCTGCAAAGCCGAGAAAACAAACGTATCGCCCCTCTTGAACATCAAGTCTTTAATATCCTCCACCGCAAATATCTGCGTTGATATATTGAAGGTGTCAGGCTCAGGCTCTATCTGTATCGTATATGTGCCATCGGTATTCTTCTTTGGGATAATGCAAAGATTGAAAAGCGAAAAGACTCCTGTACTTAAATCGTCAAAGGAAACATTCATAATCTCCTCCCTGCCTGAAAACGGAACGCTTCCGCCACTTGGATTTGCACTCGTGTTTCTCGGCCCTGACTTTAATATATTACCCGAAGTAAATGCGAAATTAGTTGCTCCGTAATTGAATGTCGTTTGAATCGTTAGGCTTGAAGGCGAAGGGCTGACTGCGGTGAAGTTTATACTGCTCATCGCAGTTACCCCTGTGTTCTTGTTGTAAAAATTCAAGCAGGTTATGGAGTTCACGTTCCAAGGAAAAATAAGGACAATCGGCACAACACTAGATGGAGCCCGACTCAAGGAGTTTATATCGTCAGGAACAACAACTCCAATGGGCAAATCGCCACGGTTAATCGCATTTCGGTTAAACACATAGACATCGGGCCACGCAAGAGCATCTATGCTAAACGTCCTTGAAGAATTTAACGCTATTGCAAGGTTTCTGCCAATATCTCTGTTGCTCATATTGCTACCTGCGTCTATTCCTGGAAGATTAATTGTTTCTTCCACAATCACGTCATCGCCAAAAACATCTCCCGATATTTTTAACTTAATAACATATTCTTGGAAACCTGCATTGAAAACAGGAATTGGGCTTACGATGCTAATGTTGACCATCCAAGTGTCAGGAGTGTAAATATATGCGGAGCTTCCAAGATATAAACTTGTCGCATTGCACTTGCCATCCGTAATGTACTTGAGAACGTAATCGGTCGTTTCAAGTATCTTGAACCAACGCTTACTTATGATGCTGGGTATATTCAGTACAGGGTCAAAGTACGGAGTTAGGTATGGCGCACCAATGTTTGACAGGTCAATACCACCATCGGACGCAGGAGACATACTCTTTCCTCCATTAACCGGCACTTTGGTTTCGCTGAACCTCGTAATCCTGCTAATAATTGAATCATCCTCAATGGAGCAGGAAACCGTACATTTTTCAAGATTAACTTCCAAGTCCTCAACGTAAATAATTCCGTTGAAATTCAAGCCATCATCGCATTGCTGAACTATCGTAATAGGCACAGTCTTGCATACCACGTTTGAATCAAAATAGGAATAAAGAATATCATAGCCATCACCCCAAAACGTAACCTCCGAAATGAAGGTGTTGAATATGCCTGGGTTTTGGCTATCCCTGTAAATATCAACCGTAGCATCCAACAAGCCCATAGGCTCGTTTTGCAAAACAACGCCATCAAGCGTTACGACATAGCTCATTTGAATCTCCTTCTGTTTATGACCTTCTCGGTCGTGCTTCTGCGAGATATAGCCCTCGCAAACTCATCCACGTTCTTAATGGCAACCTTTCTGTTCTGCTTGAGCAAAGTCGCAAGCTCTGCCGTTTGCATATCAAAGGAATTGGATACATTTTCCGCAAAAGAACTTGAGCCTCCATCTTGCTTACGCATTGCGTCAGTATATCGCTTCGCCACAAATGCCTCAAACTCGTTGTCTCGTATGGCCTGAAGAACGGGTTTGTATCGCTTTGTTTCTTCTGCGGTCATCACCGATTCGCCTCGCGATAGCCTCGCAGGAATGCTATCGGAGGTTGCCGTGCCTGGCCCTTGAAGGTCAATGACCCCTTCTTTGAATCCGGGGAATTGTTGGGATTGAATGGTGGCTACTTGAGCGGCAGTCGTTGCGGCAATAAGGCCAATCTGCCACCATTCGCTTTTTCCTATTGCCTTCATTATCCCCGATGCTCCATCAATCAATGCAGTTACCGTGGCAACCTGTTTCTCGTGTTCAAAGCGTTTCCTCGCAAGTTCAGCGGACTTTCTTTCATACTCCTGCTCGGTTATTAGCTTTTGGTCAAGTTGCTTTTTAAGCGAAATTGCATCGTTCTCGTAGGCCGTTGTTTGAATCTTAGCAAGATTTCCGTATAACCCCCCAACTCCAGAGATAATCTCTGACGCTTGATCAAAAGAAATTGAGGCAACAGCCTTTTTACCCGCATCCTCAACCTCTTTAAGTTTTTCGGTGAGTTCTTTAAGAAGCGCAGGGTCTTGCGTCTTAGACATCGCCTCCTTAATATCCCTCGCCATCTTCTCAAACATCTGCTTTGTCCTTGCGATTCTCCTACTGAATGTATCGCCCTCGTTTCTTTCAATCAGGTCGTTGGCTCTTTGGAGAATATCAACGATTTTGTCTTGCGTTTTTTGAGTGTCTTTTTCTTCCTTTGTATTTAAGTCGGAAATCTCGTTCTTGAGCTTTTCATTAATCAGTTTTATCTTCTCAGCCTTTAATGCTTCGGAGTCTTTAGAAATCCTTATCTTAAATACCTCAAGAGCCGCAACCTCAGTTGCCAATATCTGTTCGGCATTAAGCCTTTCTTGTGTGCCTTTCTTTGTGGCCTCAACTATCTTTTGAGCAGTTACAACGGCAAGCTCAAGCTCGTCTTGCCTAATCTTTTGAAGCTCCCTGTCAAGCTTCTTCATCGGCTCAAGGCTTACCTCTGGCTCTATAATAATTTCAGGGATATTTGGGTCATAGGAAGAAATAAGCCTGTCAAGTTCTTCCAACTTCTTTTTGTTTTTTTCAAGACTTAAACCCAAATCAAACGGACTGTCTTTCTTTTCAAGCCTTAGCACCGCATTCTCGGCTTCAATAACCCTCTTTGATTGTTCAACATAGGCAACGGTATTCTCTTTTATCTTTAGCAATTTGGTTTGCTCCAAGGCAAGAAGTTCTTTGGCATTTTTAATTGCCTCTTTATTCGCCTCGTCTGCCTCATTAGCTGCTTGAAGGTTTTTGTTTTCTTGTTCTTGAATAACCTGTAATTGTTCCATGATAAGGCCAAGACCACGCATTCTTGCTCTTTGCGTTTCTTTTTCGGTATCACTTGAGGCCGAGGTTAATTTATTTGAGTCTATTTCTGTTTGCAATGTTTGTTGCCTGGTTTCAAGTTCCGCTTTGGTCATTTTGTCCAACTCCTTTTGTTGGCCAATTCCTTTCGCAAACTGCATTGCTCTGCTTTCAAAGCCTCTTTCATTCAACTCTTGTATTTCTTTTTCCTGATTTACCCTTTTTTGCCACCATTTACCAATAAAATTATTGCTTCCCCCTAAAAAGAACTCATTAACAACATTGCTATAAGACTCCCAAAATCCCTGTGAATTTTTTAAAAGGACATTGATGTTGCTTAATCTTCCCTCAAGCCACTTGAAAGTACCCGATATTTGTTCAAAATTAGCTTGACCAATTTGAAGCTTAAATCTCTCAAAGGCATTACCGGCCCTTATGAGCGTAGCATCCAAAGAGTTTTGTTTACCCGCAAGTGCAGGGCCAAAGTCTTCTTCTAATACATTTGCAAATTCAGGCAGTATTTCAGCGGAAAGGATTTTACCATCTTCAAGCAACTTTGTAAATTGTCTATTGGTAAGTTCTTGCGCGGGATGAAGCCTGTTGTAGGCTTTAGTCATTTTATCGGAAGCTCCAGGCAACGCTTCACCCAACTGTCTTCTCAATTCCTCGGCAGCGACCACGCCCTTGGAGAGCATTTGTTGCAAAGCATAAAAGGCTCTTTGAGTCTGCAAGGATGAAGCTCCTGCGGCTCTTAAAGAGGTAGCGACTTTAACGAAAATAGTTTCCGTGGTTTTTGCAGAAAATCCCGCTGCCCTTGCGGCAATACCAAACCCTGAAAAGCCTTGTAAGAGATCTTCAAATCCTATACCAAGTTTTTGCGCTGTTTCATAAAGCCTATCAAATGCAGCACGGCCACTTTCAGCATTTTCAAATACAAAATTCAATCTATTTTGCAGGAGTTCAGTCTTTCGCGTTACATCAACAACGGCTTTACCAAAGTTTATGATTGAGTCAATCGCAAAGACAGCGGCCATTCTTGCCGCAATCCTCTGAAGGAACCCATCAAGCAATCCGAGTTGTCCTCTCGTATTTTTGAGAGAGTTGTTCAAATTATTAACGCTGTTGTTGGTCGTATTAACAGAGTTGTTGTAGTTGTTTACGACAGTCGTAGATTGATTGAACGCGTTATTCGTTGCCCCAACCGTTGTATTAAGGCCCGCCATCGCCCTGTTGGCCGTATTGGCTGCGTTGGCGAGTTGCGTGTTCTTTGCGATCAGGTCATCAAGCTTTCTCTTGAGGTCATCTACGTTCGCATCGTATTGTACGGATATTCTATTAGCCATCTTTGTTTTGTTTAGCTTTGCGCCTTCTTTCCTCTTGGAAGTGCTTGAGCAAAGTTAAGACATCCTCAACGGATGTTTTCATATATTCCTTATACAGAAATATATCGCCATCTGCAAGGAAGATGAAGAACTCTCGCCAATTTAGGTCGCTGAAGTAGAGTTCTGAGCCGATAGCTCGGATTTCAGGAGTTCCTGTGTCGCTTCCAGCCGGGAGGAGGCCATCTCCCAGAAGATTATCCAATCTTCTTCTAAATACTCCATATTGGGAAAGTATTGACTCAGCCCGGCTAAAACGAAAAAATCATACAACGCCTTCCCTTTGTGCGCATTGCGGAAAGCCTCCACCTTCTTCTGCTCAAACTCGGCATTCCACTCGCCTGGGTTTTGGTCCTCACGAATCAAGACCGCCCCTGCAAGTTCCATCATTACATCGGGGTGGATCAGCATTTCCTTCCTCTTTCTCATTTCTCCCACCAAAAAGCCGATTTGCGCCAAGTTTTTCACGGCTGCGCCCGAAACTGAGGCATTCAAGGCGTTCTCCATATTCTCCAAGAACACATCCAACTCCTCACGGCTTACCATTCTTTGCAGTTGGATTACAAGGTCTTGGATCCTGCCCATCCGCTCAATGGGGATGTCAAAGATGTTGGAATAGATGTAATACTTATGCCCCTCGCAGACCAAGGCGAATTTCAAGCCTTTCATCATATCGGGCTTGTAGGTTTCGTCCCATACCATTTGGGTTAGCTCTTTTTGAAAGAGTTTGTAAACAATTTTGTGTATCACGAGATTTTAATAAAGATGAAGTTGAGCGCAACGCCCATCATCATTACGACACCCATTTCAAGGGGGTGGAAGCCGAAGATTGGGGCGGTCAGCAGGTAGAAGATGCCTCCCCAAAAAGATGCCATACACCCCACACAGCCGTAAATCGGTTTGTGGAGCATCGGGTATTTGTCGGGGGGTAGAAGGTGTCTCAATCGCTTTTGCAGGCCGTTTAGCAGTTGCTCGTCTTCCATAGAAATGGAGAGCGACACGACCATCAGGCTCACAATCAAGGCACGGTAGAAGGTTTCAATGGTGTACATTATGTTAATCGTTCAAATTCAAAAGAAAAGCAGGTGTGTGCGTCCTCGTGGAGGTCGTTTGTCATTTCTTGGGGGTCGTTGAAATCGCAAGCGTCTTCGGGGTAGATACGCACTTCGTAAGTACGGCCTGTGGTGTAGATGGCCTCGTCTGGCGTGAGCGTGACATCGCCATTGCCATTAGTGGTTAAGTCGTAAGATGTCCTTTTGTCAATAGTAACATCGGTAATGACCACGCGGTAGGTGGTGGCGGGGGTGGCTTGGGCGAGGGTAATGGTCTCGCAGCAAAGGTCAAAGGTTCCTATGCTTAGGCAGTCGGTGCATTCAAGGCAGCTCATAGTTGGATCATTTCAGGAAGGGATAAAGTTAGGCCCGAACTTGTTGTACCCGCTCCGTTTGAGGTGCTTAATGTACCATTCGCTCAGGAAGCTATTGCAAAGATACCGAAAGCAGTCGGCAAAGTCGGACTGTTGGCTGATAATAAAACGGTTTCTTTTGATAATCGTTCCTGCGGCATCGCAGGCCACCATTTTCATATCCCTCGCCATCCCAGGGCAGGTCTTGGGATTAATCTTAATGTCAGGGTGGAATTGCAAAAGGTAATTGCATTGCGCTCTACTGTTCTCGTGCTTTGGGTTCGGAACAATACGGATTTGCTTTTGGCTCAGCCCCAAGCCCCTTGCAAGTTGCTCGTAATAGTTTGCGTTGTCCCTTTGCGATAAATCGCCACGCTTGCCCATTGCATCCCCCGTAATCAGGCAGGAGAACAGAAACGGAGCGTATTTGGCCTTTATCGTATCCACCATTTTAGGGATGGAGCCGTCCACCACGTTGAACTCGTCCACGATATGAACGTGGTCTCCTGCGTCATCGGTCCACATTTGGGCAACGATTCCGCAGAATGGCTGCAAGTTGAAGTCCAAAGAGATGTAGATGGGGAGGTTGGTGCGGAAGGTGGGTTGGAAGGATTCGTGTCGTTTGGAGTCATAGGATACAAAGAAAGGGTTTTCTGGCTTTTCCTGCACCTCCCAATCGCCTTCAACGAATCTTTTATATTCGTACTCGGGCATATTGTCTCGCAGGGATTTAAGGTAATCTTCAGGAATGTGGGGGTTGTCGGTAATCTTGGAGGGGATGTACGCCCAGGTGGGGGGAAGGTTTGATTCTTTCCATTTGTCATAAACGAGTTCCTTCACCCAATTATTGCTCGGATTGCAAGTACCCATCACCACAATCGGTGGTCTGCCCTCGGCATTGAGCCACGAACCGGCACGTTCAAGCACCTTGTAGAGCAATCCTTCTTGGCACTCGTTGATCTCGTCAATCCCTGCACCGTTGATTTCAAGACCTTTGAACCTGTCAAAGTCTTTGTCGGTGTCGTAGTTCTCGCCCATAAAGAGCAGTTCCGAGCCGTTCTTGAAGGTCACAATCTGCGCTTGCTTGTCCCACCCCGAAACGTGCGTTCCAAGGCCTTGGTTCATCAAGGATGTAAAAGTCACCAAGGTTGTTCGTTGGAGCGTTGGCATACTCTGCCTGATAATCACCCACCGACTGCGTGGATACTTGGAGCAGAGGGAGATGAAGGTTAGAAGGAGACAGTAAGTTTTTCCTCCCCTGATTGCCCCGCCAAACAAGATAAACTGCTTCTCGCCTGAGATAGCAAGTTTATACGCTTGCGTCTGCCTCGCTGTTAGCTTCATCCGTTGTCGGTTCGCTTAATTCAAGTACAAACGGCCCTGTGTCGGGCGCAGTCTGCTGCTGACCTGGCTTGCCATACAAGTAAGCCAAAGTCAATTCCATCGCCCTCATATTGCCCCTAATCGCTTCAGTCACCAACCTCGCAATCAAAGCATCCATCCTGCGAACACCACCAATACTCCTGTCCAAGTCGGCATCCAAAAGCTCTCTGATGTCTTTTCTCGTTACATTCTTCGGTGTGCGACTACCACTCTTCAAGAGTACAGGAAACGCCTCCTGAACGCTCTCTGATTGCGTAGAGGTTATCTCCACGCTATCCTCCACAACCTCTGCCTTTGCAGGCTCTCTCGTCTTACGCTTTACAAACGTATTTGTCGGCATTGCACAAAAGTAGGGATAAATCAATTATTCAGCCAAAGTCAGTTTGAAATCGCCAAAAAAAATGGGGGGTGTACCCTTTTATTCCAAAAACTCAATTTCTTGCAATAGGCTTTTTTTCAACAAAAAGACTTTTTTCTTTTTTCTTCCCTATACTATATATATAATTAATTATACATACTATTAATTGTATATATAGATAACTGTATATATAATAATCTATATTTAGAGATAAATAATATCTTATTCGCTCAATTTACTTTTTTTTGATACGCATTTTGGCTATCAAAAATTCTCTAAATCCATCCAATTCAGACAACCAAGTTTAGAGATGCCTAAATTTAGATTTGTTGGAATGTGTTAAGGGGTGAGTTGGAGTGGGAGTGGGGGAGAGTGTGTTTATATATACAATTTTGCGCGGGTCTGCCCTATTTAGTGGACATTTTAGGCGTGGCCGGGCCTCTGCTCTTGTTGGCTTGTTGATGACGAACGGCCGCAAAATAGGCCCTATTTTTAGTTTTTATTTTTGGGCGCTGTTGGTTTTTTTGGGGGGTCGGTGTGTGGTGGGACTCCCTCCCCTCCTTTCATCCCCTCCTCCCTTCTTCATCCCTGCAAAATTGAGCGCATAAAAAAAGGGCCCTAAATTGGGCCCCTGTTGTTGGTGGTGGTGTTGGCGTTGTTAATCTACATACGGCCAAAATTCGTGCCTTTTGTCCTTGCGTCGTTTCATTTGCTCCTCCTCAAATTTCAGCACGTCGGCGGCGTGTTTGTCGTTGGCGTATAAACTGCGATTATAGCCTATTGACGGGTTCGGCGTGTGGCTTGTTGTTGTTGTTGGCGTGGCGCTATTGTAGATTTTTACATTTCCATAGTATTTGAAGTCTTGGCGTTCCAAATAAGATTCGTTTGAATACCAGTTCGCGCCGCTATTATCCCAGTGTCCGGCGCTCTCGTTAAAAATAAAGTATTTTCCTAATTTGTCTAAAAATACTAATTTATTGGCGGTGCCTATCGCGGTCTCGATTAGGGTCTTTATTCCTTGGTTATTGAAAAAGCTGACTCCATTCGGTTTTAATTGGCTCAGGGCGTTTGCAAATTCTCGGGTATCACTGACCTTATTATTACCTAGGCCTCTTATCATTCCGTTATGGATTAGAATCAGTTTGTTTTCGGTTATGGTGTGGGGGTGGAGCATATCGGCGTTATAACCTGAAGTGGCGATCCTGAAGTGTAATAATATAGGGGCCTTATTTGTTTGTCTTAGGGCTTTATAGAACTTATACATGGATCGAAACGACGCTGGGAAATATGCGGTTTTCGTTTCTCCGTTTTCTACATATCCAAGGCCTGCGCCGTGGTTGTTGTTGTTCCATGAGTTTTTAAGGGCTTCGCGGCTTATTAGGCCTGATTTGTTTAGAATTGCTATGCACACGATTTCTAAGTTTTAAGGGTTAAATTATAGGTTTATTTGCTCGGGTTGGTGTCGGTGTTGGCGTCGGGTCGGGTTGGTTTGTGGTCCTCGCCGAAGGTCCTTACAAGTGCGTCCCTATTTTGAGCGCCTAAATTTTGCCATGTTTCATAAATTTCTTTTTGGCGCTCCGCGTTAAATTGGTTTTGGTCGGCTTGCTCTAAAAATAGATACATGATACATGCGTGGTTTAATTTAACGTTTAATTGGTCGGCGGTGTATTGTTGGCGCAAAATTTGATATAAAGGCGTGCTATTTGATTGCATGGCCTTTAGCACGTCTTTAGGCGTGGTGTTTGGGTTTGCGTCGATTTGGTCGGTTATATACCTAAAAAGATTTACCCTGAATTTGAGCGTTTCGGCGTTTGGAACTGCGCTAATTAGCCTGAATTCGATGGCGTTCTGGCTTAACTTAAGATTTACGGCGCCGCGGCTTGGGTGCCTCTTTGCGCTCTCCTTGGTTTGCGCGTGGCTGTAGTGGTTTTTGAGCCTTCCAAAATATAGCGCGTAAAATAGAGGTAAATAAGGCGCGAACTTGTCGAATAATTCTCCCGCATTCATTCCCCGGCGGCTGATGGTTATATGTCCTCCGCACGATTTACTAAATTTGGAATTTAGAATCGGGCTTATTTTGTCAAAGTCGCTAAATATCTTGGTGCGGTCCTCAAGGTTATAAATTGGGCTTATCATTTCGAAGCCCTCTGAACTGCTAAGGCTTCCATCCCTCTCAAATTTATATCCGCTTAAAACATTAAAGCGGTGGCGCTGTATTTCGCGTCTTACTTTCCCGTCCTCCTTTTCGACCTCAAAGGCTATCCGCCATTTTGCGCTCGCGTTATTTAGAACGCGTGTGGACCTTGTGGGGCCATGATACCTTGGTAAACTTGGGAGGCTTTCGTGCTGCGTTCTTAGGTCTTCGGTCTCGTAAATTGTCGGCGCTCCGTTTTCGTTCCCTAATTTCCAAGGGCCTAAAATTGGGTTATTTTCAAAGGGTTTGACCTTGGTTATATTTTGGGCGCTTATGAATTGATAGGCTTGGGCCATGGAATAAGTACGAACGCGTATTTTTTGGCTTAATTGGCTTAAATAGCTTTCACGTTTTACGCGTTCTAAATTCGTGGCGTCGGGGCTTAATTCCGTGAATTCAACATAAAAAGAGCGTATTTTGCCTCCCTCAAAATAGTTCAATATGGCGTTATTATCCGTTTTTTCGTAGGCGCTTGTCGTGTTGAAATTTTGCGGCGCGTCTTTTTGGATTAGCTCCATGAATTGCAGGTATTTTGCATGGATTAAGACCTTGTTATCTATTATTAGACCTTCGCCGGTATTGGTGGCGGCGTTGGGTCCATAGTATTTTCCTAAATTTAGGCGGCTAATTTTTCGAGGGCTTAGGGTCTTCGGTATGTACGCCGGGGTCCAAGGGTCGCCCGTTTCAATCCGTTTATACCTTGGGGAATTCGGGGCCATGTATGCGCCTAATTCGGGCAAGTGGCAAGGGACGGCGGCGCCGGTGTTTGGTCGGTTTGTGAAGGGGTTTACATTCATGGTTTGGGGTTTAGGTTTTGGCTTCATTGCCTATGCAAATTTAACGCTAAATTAGATATTTTTTATAATTGTGGATAAATAATTTCATGTTTGTTTTGTGTCTATTAAATTAGACGCTATATTTGCGCCATGTTCAATTTTCTATACATGTCCAATAAATTAGACAAAACAGGTCGAAGTGTCCACTTTTTAGGTCATGTCCACTTTTTTGGACATCCAGGCCCTCCATGTCCACTATTTAGGACACGATTGACGATTGACGATTTCTTGACGATTGACGATTTCTTGACGATAGTTGACGATTGACGATTGACGATTGATTGACGATATTTTTTTCTTGACGATTGACGATTGACGATATTTTTTTCTTGACGATTGACGATTGACGATTGACGAAAAAAATGTTTTTGATGATGTGGCGCAATTGATAAAAATATATATTACCTTTGTCTTACTAAACCCCTACCAAATGAACCAACCAACCCCTATCCCCGCGCACCTGCCCAAATTCGTCCACCTTCGCGATGGCGATCAGTTGCTGAATGTTGACGCCCGGACGATCCAATCCTACACCGAATTTGAGACTTTCAGCATTGACGAATTGACGATTGACGATTTAATTCAATTCCACAACGATTTGACCGAAGCACTTGGTTTACAAGTCGGTGGCGAATTGTTTGCCTTTTTGGATCTTATACTTAATAGCGAATTTGAGTATTTCTTCCAAACCCCAAACCAATGAAAACAAAAGACTTTTACCGCGTTGATTATTTCCCGGCTAACAACAAAGGAGCTGGGCATTTTATCGGATTCTTTGACGATTATTTTGGTGCTATCGCTGAGATACCCCACAATTATTCGCAAATTGACGATAGGCTAACCGAAGAGGAGCAACGATTCAATGCCCACCACACCTTGACTACCTATACGGGAATGGCGAATATGACCCCTGAACAGGCCTGGGAGGAGGGCTATATTTTGGCTGACGATACCTTTATTATTAACGATTAACCACAACCTTAAACCCCAAACAAACCAATGAACAGCCCTATTCTTAAATCAATGAACACCATCGCCAAAGCTGCGGTCAGGTGGTACGAATCCAAAGGAGTACACGCCTACGATGATGCCGAAGGTCGCGTTTACATAATCGTTTATGGCGATGAAATGGTGGACGAGCTTCACGTTGAAGTATCTGCTCACGAGGCCATCCTTCGTGCTACTGCAACCTTAATGCCTTAACAATGACGATCCGACAAACCTTATTTGACAAGCTCCCGTCCGATGTGGCGGGGGCTGCCGTGTTCAATATCCAGGCTCAACAAAGCGGTCCTAAGCGTATATTGAGAAACGCTGACGATGAATGTGCCGGTATTGATGATGCCTTGATGAGCTTTGTTTGGTGGCATACTGACGAGGGCTTTGACTATTGGATGACGATTTACAGACGCATTAAACGCCTTGACGATGACTCCTCCCTCCTCCTTTGACGATAGCCTTGACGATAGCTTGACGATGAGCCGACCAAGGAAGCGCAAGTCGGTCTCCCTTGACTTCCTTATATGGAAGCGCAAGGCCAGGTCCATTATTGACCCTGACGAATTGTCTGCCCTGATGCACGCCTACTATATGGAGCAAGCCTGCCAGATTGACGATGCACAAGCAAAAGCATTGACGATAATGAGTTTGACGTGGATTGACTTTCATGCCCTTGCTTACGAGCTGATTGAGACTACGAATTACGAGCAGGAGACCAAGAACTGATGCACAACGTACCGAAATCCATCAAGGGCAACATAGAACTTGACTTCTTTGAGGCCAACCGATTGCTCTTTATCTTGAAGAAGGGAGGAATGGACAATACATCTTCGTATAGGCTCATCCACAAGAAGGTCAGAGCATTACTTGACTTCAACGCTCATAATGTCAAGTCAAAGATTGACTCTGCCGCTAATTATTGGTGCAACAAAAAGCTCCCAGGCAATATGCGAAGAGCCGAGATGGGACCCTATTTCCCCCTCCCTCCCATCCTTGTCTTTGATATGAAGAAGTATCTGATTGATGGCGATATTGTGGACATCGCAAATCAAAATAATTGGAACTACGATGCGGTGAGGAGATGCCTTGAACTGCCGACTATATACACGGGTCGCACAGGAGTAAAGACGGTTCGCAGACCCCCTGGTAAGTACCCCTTGCGAGTCATTAATCAGTTGATGATTAGGGCCGAGAATAACCGCAGGTCAAACAGAAAGCAAAGAATGAAATCATTGCGATTAAGAAAGTATATTGAATCTAACCTTAAACCCTTTTATTATGAATTTGAATTTATCCAACCCTACGTCAGAGGCACCGTTCGCCAGCTGGCAAAAAGAAATCAAGAAAGCGTGCGTGCGAAGCACAATGCCGGATTGGTCGGAGGTGATCCAACCGTTCCGAGTGAATTGGGTATTGTACGGACAATACCTGCAAGCGAAAGCGCAGATGTACGGCACGAGCCAAGCCCAAATGATATTGAAGTAATCTTAAACACCCAACCTAAACCATTCAAATCTAACCTACCAAACCTCAACAAATGAACAAACAACCCTACCGCCTTCATAGGCACGAAATCCTCAAACTACTCCTGAAAGAAATGGACTATACGATGGTTGATTTCAGCAAGGATGCCAAAGTAAGCATCTCCACCATCTTTAATTGGATGCGAAAGCCTGAAACTTGCGCTGCTGAATTGCAGATTGAGATTGCATTCCTCAAGAAGGTTGAACGCACGAAGGCGCTTCCTGTCAAGAAAGCAAAGGCAATTCTGCGTAATTCCGAATTAACCCTCAATTTGCGTCAATCCGACTTTATTCGGGTGATTATGGATAGATATAAGGTTACAGTAAACCAACTTTCCACCGAATCCGGTATTGACCGCAATCAAGTATTCTTTTGGACGCAAGGAAAAAAGGATGGAACCGAGGAGGGTGAATCGTTAAAATTATTTTTAGCAAAATGCTTGGAAAAACGAGGGGCGACTATATCTTTGTGAACACTTTTGTTAATTACTTAAACCCAAACCAAATGAAAAGCAAAACAATGACCCACACCCCTGCCAACCTTAAAGATGACAAGGCTCACATTTACGGCTTGGCACTATGGTTAATCTCGCAAGAGGAAACCACAACGGCAAAAATCACCGCCCTAACCGTAGGGATGTCCGTTGGAAAAGGATTGCACGATTATTACATCAGGCCAGGAATGCTTCAGCGAGTAAAGTATGGCGTGTATAAATGGTCAGCAAACGCGCCTCGCCCCACAAGGCAACAATGCATTGACATCTACAAATCCAGAACCTTAGATCTTTCTAATAAAGAATACCCATCTGCCTCTAAGCGTCAAGCCAAGAAATCGCAAGAATTACCATTCAGCGAAAAGCCATCATGGCCAACAACCCCAAAGAAGGCAGTCAAGAAGGCTATCAAGAAGGCCTCTAAGCCAAAGGCAAGCCCTAAGCCATCACAAGCAAAGCCATCGCTTGCTTACACTATTCTCAAGCATTTTTTCCCATCACTTTAACCCTTCATCCAACCCCAAACCAATGACACCAAAAACCCTCTTTGACAAGATAAACGCAGATGCGTTTTATCACATCACTCAATACAGGCAAAAGTATCCTGCTCTTGGAGCAGAACTTTACGAAGCCTTTGCCTCCACCGACTTTTGGGGCAATTTGAAGGCAAATCACTTGATTGACCTTCGCGTTGCTTTGCCCAACGAAATATGGGATGGCAATATCTTTTCCCTTGTAATGATCTTCCAATCTCAAATGACAACCAATAAACAACCCGCACAATGAAAACAACCCTCTCCGCAGAGCAACTCGCCAAGATTGCCGAGGCTCTCCCCCCACAGGCCGTAAAGCCTCACCCGACAAGAACCGGGATGTCCACCATCAAGGCCATATTTGTTACCGAGCGATTCAACGATGTCTTTGGTGTTGGAGAATGGTCTATCAAGACCGAACTTATTGCCCCAATCTCATCCATCACTCGCACCACGAGTTACGGCAAAGAGCGCACCGAATACACCGCCCTTGCAAAGACTGTCTTTGAAGTTCCTTTGCACGGCATTTATTATGAGTGCATTGCCTCGTCCACCAACGATGATATGGGCGATGCCGCTAAAGGCGCGACCACCGATGCAATTACGAAGATTGCATCTTGGATCGGCATTGGTATTTCGGTATTCAAAGGTGAGCAGGACGCTCCTGTAAAACCCGCAGAAAGCAAGGTTTCCAAGCCTACCACTACGACTGCTCCTGCAACCAAAACTCGCACCACCGAGCCTGTGGTTGTGCCAGAGGCATTAAAGAAATTGCATCAAGAGTACATCATCGCAAAGGCGGTCAAAGGCTCTGACGCAGAGAAGCTTGACACGAGATTCATACCCAATAATTGGGACGAGGAGAAGTACAAGAATGGCATTAACTATTTTAACAACAAGAAATAATGGAAAGCCTAATCACCATCCCTCGGTCTAATGTCAGCAAGGCTGATATTCAGACCTTCTCGCTCACCCTGATTGAGCAAATCAACGAAGGCCACGTCAATGCCCTTGAAGCGCACATCAAGCTCAAGGCAATGGTCAAGGCGATTGAGGCGGTCATTAAGGCTACCGAAGAAGCGGTAGGCGATGAGGCCGGTAAATACCCTGGCAAGAGCTTTGATGTCTTTGGTGCAAACGTCCAAATCAAGGAGGGATCTATCGGACCAAACTGCGATACCGATTCGGTGTACGCTCAAATCAAAGCTCAACTGAAAGACCGTGAAGAACTGCTGAAACTTGCGTTCAAACAAGCAGGGAAAGCGATGATCACGGATCCAACCACAGGTGAGGAAATTCCTATCTGCGAAGCGAAAGGTACAAAAGGAAGCATTGCAATTACTTTCAAATGAGCAAGATGACTGCAATGGAGTGGCTAATCCAGGAATTACGCCTCCGTGAACTTGAGCAAGAAGAAATCAGCAAAGGCTTTACCGTACTGACCGAGACCCTTGAGAGGGGTCTCGTTATGGAACAAGAGCAAACCCACGAGGCTTACCACCGTGGTCTGCAAGATTGCTCCGAGACCGAGCCATCGGGTGCTGAATAAATCATTCACTAACCAAAAAAACCAAACCTATTGAAGCGCATATCCATCAAAAATCCAACCCCAAACCAATGCTAAACCCCGAATTTACCTTCTCCCCGACCTGGTGGAGATTGTCAAGGCTTGGCAAAGAGCCAAGCGTGATACGACTTGCTGCCTTGGATTTCTTCTGCGATTACATCGCCTACGAAGGCAAAATGACCGTGAACGAGGCTCTGACCCTGCTCGGACAACCCGTTTTGGAAGCTTTGATTGCCAACGAAACGCTCGTTTTGGATGGCGAAAACATCCGCATTCCCTACCTTGATTCGCAGAAAAAAACCAAAATTGAACGAATAAGATTTATATTAGATAATAATAAAGATATAAGCAATTATATATCTCTGAGGGGTAGAGATAAGGAAGGTAGGGATAATAGAGGGGGTGTGGGGGAGAAAGAAGGGGAGGAAGGAAAAGAGAAGGGGAGGGTTTTTGAAAGATTAAGACGAAATTCAATCTACTCCCACGAGCAGATGACCGAGATGTTTGAAGGTTTTTGGAACTTCTACGACAAGAAGGTTGGCAAGGACAAAGCAATGGTCGCTTGGTTCAAACTCACGGACGAAGAGGTGGAGAAAATTAGGAATACCCTTCCCGCTTATTTAGAAGCCTTCTACGAGCGTAAGTACCGCAAAGACCCTGTGAGATACCTTACGCATAAAGCGTTCAATGATGAGCCTCTAAATGCGTCAGAGAGGCATACCCAAAATAAACCCTCAAAACAAACCGATGAATCACTCCGAAACTATACTCCAGAGCCAGGTATTGTACGATGAGTACCAAGATAGGATGCTTGGCATCCTAATTACCGAATCCATACGCCCAGGCGATATTGTCCTTCAACTTCGGGAGGAATACTTTGAATCGGGGGCGCGTAAGAACGTTTTTCGCGCTATCAGGGAATTACGAAGGGAAGAAAAGCCTATCAACACCGTAACGGTCTATGGCAAGCTCGTTGAACTCAAAACGCCCATAGACGCAGTTTACCTTTCCAACATAAATAACGGAATTTACCATTGCGATGGATGGAAGCATTACCGCCACGAACTCCACCTGCGGTATGTCGGTGAGCGAATCAAGGAGTGCAAGGTTCAATTTCTCAAGCATCAAGACATAGATAAGCTCTACAACGAGATGCAGGAGATACGGATGCTTGACCCTGACCCAATCGCCACCGATGTTCACCAATTACTTGTCAGTTATATGGTTGAAATGGCAGACATTATGTCAGGGAGAAGGGATAACCGTATCACCCCGACCTACCATTCCAACACCGACTCTCTGATTACAGGCTTTAAGCCTTCGGAGTTCATTCTGCTTGGTGGCAGACCCGGTATGGGTAAGACCACGCTTGGAGTGCAATTTGCCCTTAACCAAGCCATCAACGGCAAGCCTGTGGCCTTTTTCACCCTTGAAATGAGTACGCAACAGTTAATGACTCGTCTTGTTTCCAACCTCTGCGAAGTGGATGGCGAAGCGTTTTTGGATGTTACCTCACGGATCAGCCGAGATCAATATATTGAAATGGGCATTGCGGTGGATAGGGTAAAGAACGCTCCGTTGCACATCGTTGATATACCTGGGGCAGACCCCACACGCATTGAACTTGAACTCATCAAGCTCATCAGGACGCATAAGATTGAAGGAGCCTACATAGATTATCTGCAACTTATTTCCGCTCTCCCTGAAGACCGCAGTAAGCAAAGGATTGAGCAAGTTACCAACATCTCCAAGTACCTAAAAATGATATGCAAGAGGCTGAATATATGGCTTTGCGTGGTTTCGTCTTTGTCAAGAAATGTTGAGCAAAGGGAAACCAAGCGACCGAAGATGAGCGATTTAAGGGAGACAGGGCAGTTAGAATTTGATGCAGACAAAATCTTGTTCGTGTTCCGACCTGCCGAGTATATGGAGGAGAGCGACCCCAACAAACACGAAATGTTGGAGGTGATGGAGATCTTGGTCAGGAAGAATCGCAACGGTAAGGTTGGTACTGCAATGGCAAGAATTAAATTAGAATACACAAAAGTGTTGGAATTTAACGGAGAAATCCCTACCTTTGAGGAAAGAATCGCAAACAATAAAGCCCCATTCTAATGAAATACGGATCCGTTTGTTCAGGCATAGAAGCGGCCTCGGTCGCTTGGCACTCCCTTGGATGGGAGGCTCAATGGTATTCAGAGATTGAACACTTCCCTTCGGAGGTGTTGAAACACCGCTTTCCCGATGTCCCTAACCTTGGGGATATGACCAAACTAACTTCAAACCCTACATTCAATGAAAAATCAATTGACCTTTTGGTCGGAGGAACTCCCTGCCAATCCTTCAGCGTTGCCGGACTTAGAGGTGGCCTTGCTGACCCACGAGGAAACCTTATGCTCACATTTCTCGCATTGGCTGACGCAAAGAAACCCAAATGGATTGTCTGGGAAAATGTCCCCGGTGTGTTGTCATCTAACGGAGGAAAAGATTTTGGAACCTTCCTCGGGGCGTTGGGCGAACTCGGGTATGGGTTCGCCTACCGAGTTCTTGACGCTCAACACTTCGGAGTCGCACAAAGACGCAGAAGAGTGTTTGTTGTCGGATACCTTGGAGATTGGAGACCTGCCGCAGCGGTTTTATTTGAGTCCGAAAGCTTGCAGAGGGATTCTAAACCGAGCAGAACGAAGAGGCAAGAAACTCCCTACGATGCTCAAAAATGCGTTGGAACAACAAGCCCTGATGGAAGAGAAACCATCGGGACTCTAAGGCAAAGAGATTACAAGGGCATTGGGAACGATGACCTTGAGAGCGGTAGAGGTCTTGATATTCAAATCAAAGATGTCAGTTGTGCAGGAGGAAATGTAAGCCCTACCGTTACAAGTAAATGGAAAACGGGCTATGGTAAGCCGAGTGGCAGGAGCGAAGCAGACAATATGGTTTATGAGCCTCAATACTTTGATAATCACGCTCAAGATTCAAGGGTTACAGGCCCACACGATGTTGGTAGCACGGTTAGCGCAAATTATGGAATGGGTGGTGGTAATACTCCGATTGTTGGGCAACCAACTGCTCAACCCATTGCCTTAGCCTCAAAGCAATATTCTCAAAACATCGGTAATAACATTGCAAACCCTCTTTTGGCAGATGATTACAAAGAGCCTCAAGTTATCGCTCAACTCATTGCCTACTCCTTTGACTCGTTGTCCTCCAACTCAATGAAGTCCAATAATCCGCATAGCGGTTGCAGAGAGGTGGACACAAGCAAGACCATTGACACCACTACTCCCGAACCATCCAAGAATCAAGGAGGCATTGCGATTGCTCAACCCATTATGTTAGATGACCAAGGTGGCTCAGTAATGAATGTAAGCCAAAGCGGGATATGCGGTACATTGCGAAGAGAAACGCACGGACACGAACCGTTAATCGCTCAACCGATTCAAATCTGCTTTAATGATGCTAATGGCACTCGTAAGGACAGACCAAATGGCGGTTGTTACATAACGGAAAATCCTCAAGTAAGTCCAACCGTAACCCAAGCCGAAAGCGATTTGAAGGTAATTCAGCCAGTCGCTCAACCAGTACACGCATTCAAAGTTCGTGGTGGTTCTGAAACGGAAACAGGAGAGCAGGGCGGTACGCCCGGTAAGAAAGCAGGTAAGGGGTATCTTGGGCAAGATGAGAAGGCATTTACCATTGGTGCTACGCAAGACCAACAAATCGCTCAACCGATTGCCGTGGATGTTTACAATCAAACGATTGATGGTCAAACCTCTGCTACAATTACAAAGGCTGTTGGTGGCACAAATACAAGCGGGCCTAAGATTGCTCAACCCATTGCCGTGGACTGCTTCAAGCAAACCATCAATAACAAGACCTCGCAGACGATTGGCTCTTCGGCTTCGGATGTGAACCATTACGGAGCGGTGTTAGAGCCTACCATCATTGACCGAGCGGCATTCAACCAAGGCGAGAAGGCTCAATATGAGCCACGGATTGAGCAAGGGCAGACAATGTCATCGCTTGTAGCCAAAGGGCCTCACGCAGTTAAGCACACAATGGCTATCCGAAGGCTGACCCCAAAGGAATGCGAAAGGTTGCAAGGGTTTCCCGATGATTGGACGAAAATCCCCTACCGAAACAAACCTGCCGACCAATGCCCTGATGGGCCGAGGTACAAAGCCTGCGGTAACTCAATGGCCGTGCCGGTGATGAGGTGGATTGGGCAGAGGATTGAGTATATTGAATCGTTAATGAAAGAACTATGAAATACGCAGGAATGTGTCCAGACCACGGCTTAATCGCTCACGATGCCACACAAGCAATGCTTGACATCAAAGGTGGTCCATACTGCCCTTACTGTGGCAAACTCGTTACAGTTCTAAAAACAACGAAAAAGAACCATAAAGAGAAATGAAACACAAAGTAGGTAAATTGGAATACGGCATCGTGCAGAATATCATCAACACGGTCTGCGATTACTATGAGCTTGACCCTGCGTTAATGCCAACCAAAAAGCGAAGCAGGGACATCGTTCACGCTCGTCAGCTATCTTGCTACCTCATCCGCAAATACACCGAGGTCAGCAAACTTGCCATTGGTAGGGTGTTCTTTTCGCAAGACCATTCCACCGTCATCCATTCCTGCAATGTGGTGGAGAAAGAAATCAAGACCAACGCAAGAGGAACGAAGTTTGACATACAAAATCTCTCCGACATCATTGAAGGCAAAGTCACCATCGTTCCACGCAAGTTCAAGACCAAATACGGCCTGCACGTCAAATGTTCAGGGATGAAGGACGAGTTTTACGGGTTCTGGGACACCACCGATGAAGCGAATACCGTTCTGCAAGACCAAGTTAAGTCCATCATCAAAGACAAGCGTTGCACTCAATCGTCCATCATTAAGATTAAAGCAATCAACAATGAGTGAAGGCAAGAGCAATGGTAATGACATCAAATACACCGTGGACAAGATTGAACCGGAGAAACCTAAATATCGTTCAACCCCAATAGAGCTATTTTTGGATTGGCTATCCAACCAACCTGATCTCCTCGTTAAGAGAGCCGTGGTCAAAAGAGTTGAATCTCTGCGTGATGTAGAGAGCAAAGGGCTTATGCGTGCTTACCAGGAGGGATACGATTCATACTCGCATCCAAAGAATTATGACCGTTCATCAACTGATTGGTATCGTCAGATGTATAAACGGGTAGAAAAAATCGGATACCGCCAAAGAAAAAAAGTCATTAAAATCTACGAAAATGGCAAACACAAACCCCCCAAAAGTTTTCGCAAACGGGATTTACGTTAACAAGAAAGACATCAACGGCAAGGAGCTGATTGAAATCGCTTACAACGTGGACAAGTTCGTTGCATTCCTTCAAGAGCATCGTGATGAAAAGGGCTATGTCCGTATCGCGTCTTGGCCTAAGCGTGAAGCCGACAAGTACGGCACTCACAACGCTGAGTTGAACACCTGGAGGCCAACGCCCAAGGTTGCTCCTGTTCAGGAAGAAAAAGAAGATTTACCGTTCTAATGGTGGATCTACTCAAATGGCCAACGATTCTTAGCGGATTGTTGTGCATAGTGAAGCTCATCAGCCCTGCGATTATATCGTGGGGTTGGTGCTTTGCTCCGTTATGGATTACGATGGCGTTGATTCTTGTTATGTTCATCGTCATCCTGCTCACCACGTTCTTCATCAAGCCAAAACACTTAACCAATCCCCGAAGCGATGATTACTAACGTTTCGGAAAAACCGAACAGTAAGACGATGTAAAATGCCTATAAAGAAATGTCAAAACCCAAAGGTTCCCGCACAATACGAATACGACCTCCAAAAGGACATCTGCCAATATATCCGAATCCAATACCCGGACCTGATATTCACTTCCGATTTGTCGGGCATACGCCTACCGATGGGGCTTGCCGTTAAGACCGCCAAACTCCGCTCGTCAAGAGCCATCCCCGACTTGCTCATCTTTGAGCCGAGGCACGGTTATCACGGCTTGTTCATTGAACTCAAGCGACCTAATGTGTCGTTCTTCAAGAAAGACGGCATCACCCCTGCAACTGAACACTATGCCGAGCAATGGGAGATGATTAACAAGTTGCTATCCAAAGGCTACCTTGCCACGCATTGCAATACCTTTGAAACAGCCAAGACCATCATTGACTCGTATCTATCCACAACTAAGTAACTTTGCTCTATGAACAAGAAAATCCTTATCAAGCAAGGTGAGAATTGGGCCGAGAATGACCCAATGCTTCCCACCGTGGGAACTGTCTGGCAGAGAGAGTACAGATTTACCGAATCGTGCCTTTACAAGAACACAGGTATGGAAGGTTATGGCATCAACAAACTGTGGGGCATATCAGGCTTTCCCTACCACAAGCGTAATTCGGTACGCATAGGGTGGATGCCTCACGAAGAAGGGCAGTACATTAAAATGTACGCAACTGCATACATCAACGGACGCAGGGAGATTCGGTATTTGTCCTCGGTTCAGGTGGAGCAGAAGATTGTGTGTTTGATTTCCAACCAAGGCAACAACGCTTCGGTATGGATTAACACGCAGTCCACCACCTTCAAGGTTCGCATTCCTTTGCTTACCTACACGCTCCCTGCATACTTCGGAGGCATTCCTCCCGCTCCGCACGATATGACCATTCTACGCTTAAAATAAACGCTATGCCAGAGTTCAGAGGTTGGATGATCACCAAGTCATCCGCAAAAGGAAAGAAATACACCGCCACCAAAGATGGCAAGACCGTTCAGTTCGGTGCATCAGGATATACAATCTCCCCAGGCACTCCGAGGGGAGACAACTACTGCTCCCGATCCAACGGTATCAAGTCGGAAACGCACTCACCGAATTGGTTTGCAAGGGCATTGTGGTCTTGCAAGGGAGCGAAAAGCACGGACAAAAGACCGTTCTTCGGGGAGATAGACCTTCCATAGATGAACGCACAAAAGCTCAAGCTATATCAACTGCGTATCAACGGAGGGCAGATTGAAGGCTTACCAAAGAACCCACGCCTCATCAAGGACGATAGGTTTGCATCCCTCGTTAAAAGCATTCAGGATGACCCTGAAATGCTTAACCTGCGTGAGTTAATCGTGTATCCCCACGGAGACACCTTCGTGGTCATAGGCGGTAATATGCGGTTCAGGGCGATGAAAGAGCTTGGTTATTCGGAGGCTCCCTGCAAAGTCCTTGACATTGACACGCCCATCGCTAAACTCAAAGCGATTGCCCTCAAAGACAACTCGTCTTTTGGGGAGTACGATTACGATGCTCTCGCTAACGAATGGGATGCTCAACTCCTTGCCGATTGCGGTATTGAGGTCTGGCAGTTGCCCGAAGAGATTGAAAAAGAGTTGGAAGAAGAGGAGGAAAGGAAGGATAACGCTAAGGCTCAAAAGATTATCCTAAGATTTAACAAAAAAGAGTTCCTATATGTGAGAGATGCGTTGTTATCTTTGGGCGAAACATTTGAAGAAGCGGTAGTTTACCTCCTAAATCATCACAATGGCAAAGATAACGATTGAGTTTGATACAGAGAATGAGGAGGATATGGTGAACTATAAGAAGGCAATTCTTGCTCCTTCTATGTACTTAGCTCTCGCAGAGTTACGAAACCACGCCTTCCACGATGCACCTGATATGCAGGAGAGGGTGGAAGAAACCTTGGCCGATTTCAAGATTGAAATAGATGACCTTTACAATGATCCACTTCTCACTTAACCCTTAAAAAACAATCATGAGAGCAGACCGAATCTCCAAGAATGTCCATGTCATTGACTGCGAATCCGAGACTGAGTTCTTGCTCATATCGGACTTGCATTGGGATAATCCGCATTGCGATAGAGAACTTCTCAAGAATCATTTGGATGAAGCCCTGCGCAGAAATGCAGGAATTATCATCAACGGAGACTTCTACTGTGTTATGAATGGCCGTGCCGATGGTCGCAGGAATAAGGGGGATGTGCGCCCTGAACACAACACTCCGTACTACTTTGATTCCATCGTTGACACCTCGGTGGAATGGTTCGCTCCCTACGCAAAGAACATTCTGCTGATAGGGTATGGCAATCACGAAACGAGCATCATCAAGTTCAACGAGATTGACCTTCTGCAACGATTCAGTTCGGTCATCAACAGGGAATGCGGCTCGCACGTTCAAGTCGGTGGATACACGGGCGTTATTGAGTTTCGCCTCGGTTGGGGGTCGGGAAAGGCAAGGAGTTCATTGTCCTTCGTAACACATTACGCGCACGGTTTTGGGGGCGGTGGAATTGTCACCAAGGGAGTCCTTCAAGACTCAAGGCTTATGATGGCGATGGAGGGATACGATTGCACTTGGATGGGTCATGTCCACGAATTGTACCACCATATCAACCGGGTGCATCGCTATGACCGCATCACAAAGACCATCACGCAGAAGGACATCCACCAACTGCGCACCGCCACCTACAAGGAGGAATGGGATGGGGGTATCGGAGGATTTCACGTTGAAAAGGGAAGGCCACCAAAGCCATTAGGCGGTTATTGGATGAAGCTCAAACTCGGCAGAAGATGCAACGAACATGGAAGCGATATACGCGAGATTGTGGCCGATTTCTCGCATTGTACGCAGATGTATTAATGGTATCAATGTGGTCAGCTTTGTCCTTGCAGGGGTGATATGAAAAAGCCCACTTTCGGAGCGACCTACTCGTGGGCTTAACCAATGAAACACAACCGCTAACCCCTTAACGGCACATCAAAGATAGGGTTTATTTACCAATAATTAATCCACCAAGCAATGCAATTCCTGCAACGGTTGCGAATTTATAGACGCGCTCTAAACGCTCTGCTCTCACTTTCTCCCCCTGCGAGACCAATACAAGCGAATCCCTGGTGGCAATGGCCCTAACCATAGCCGTGTCTTTCACTCGGTACACGAGCAATAACGAATCCGTTATGGCTATTTGGGTATTCAGCATCATCCCTACCTCCAAACACGAATCCAACCGAACAGGAATGTAGGAAGGAACAAGAATCGTGTCAGGCTTTGCGTAAGCCTCTACAAGCCTTTCTCTCCATTTGACCTGAGTGCGTATCACCTCTTGAACTATCGTATCTCTCAGAGGCTCTAAATAGCTTATCTCGTAGGCCAAAGAATCAATGGTTCTGTCCCTTGACTCAATGACCTGGGCGGGCTTGTCTTTTATGAGGTAAATGAGATAGGCAAGACCTATCACGACAGGAATTACGATAAGAGAGATGCCTCCGTAGGGGGTGTATCCACCTTTATCAGCAACCATCATCTTCGGGGAACACCCTTGTTACTTCATCGCCCTCTTTGATTTCCTCGGTGAGGTAGGCTTCAAGGTCAATGTCGGTGTATTCCTCAAACAAATCTGCAAGGTCAGTAATAGCCTCTTCAATAAGGGTATCAATCGTCTTTCCCGATTCTTTGCTCATTTCCTCCAAGGCCTTGTGTAGGCTTTGGGAAATTTCAATAGAAAGATTGATTTTCGGTGACATTAGCAGGAATGGTTATGACTTTGCAGCAGAATAGGAAATAGCGGCAATTTGCTTTTTGGACCGCTTTTTGCCTTTTGGCTTGGCTTTGTTCGCCTTGGTGAGTTCGGAGACGTTTTTGGAGACGGCTGTGGACATTGCTTTTTTTCCATAACCTTTGGCTTTAGTGAGTGGCATAATGATGGGTTTTAATAGTTCAAAGATAGTTTATCTGCGTTATTTTCTCTTTACCGGCTTCACCCTATTTCCCATTCCAACCTTCTTCTTTTCAGCAATTTTCTTGCTCTTTTCGCTCTTGCTCATCTCGGATGCAGTCTTCGGGGTTTTGGATGAAACACGCTTGGTGGGTCGGCAGTATTCGTTCTTGCCTCCTGCTCCGCAAGGCTTCCCTGTGCGTTGATCTTCCCACTCCTCTTTCTCCCACCGTTTGAGCGATGCACCTTTCTCGCTTTTGGTAACTTGCCCTGATTCCTTACGGCATTTGGCAATGGCTTGAGATGCCCTGGCAGAGGGAAACACCTTGTAGGATGCCTTCACCTTCTTGTAGCAAGCGTCTTTTTTCATACGATAGGAGCGTTTAAGAGTTTATGGATTTGGAAGAATCGCTTTTCCCTGTCCTCCAAGCCGTGCGTTCCTCCGTTGATTTTCAGCGTTACAAGCCTTACAGTTTCCTTGTCTGCACCCTTGTCTGCGACTGCGTTAATCTTTCTGCTATTCCAATAAAATCCTGCACTCAGCAGGGCGTATTGAGAGGCAACGAGTTCTGGGTTTTCAATCAAGTCCTCCTCAACGTGCTTGTCAAGTTCTGCGTAATTTGATTTGCCGGTCAGTTGAATATATCCCCTGCCCCTAAACTTCCATCCATCCGTAACCTCGGTATTACCCATCCGATTGCCATAGACCTTGTTGGCAATGGCTTCTTGGTTTCTTGCGTAGAGCTTGGAGTTGTGCTTGTTGAAATGCTTTGGAAAGATTTGCTCAAGCCTTGTCGCAGAGTAATTAAGGTTTTCCCTTGTAAACACAAAATCGCCCGATTCGTGGGCGCATTGAGCGAGGAAATGAGCGAGGCGAAGGGGGGTGTTAATGCTGAACTTCCCTATCGTGTCAGGGAGGTCATCAAGGACGTGCCTTGGAATGGCAGGGAATAACGCTTCAAGATTCATCGTCCACCTTCTTATGGAGGCGGTCGCTTATCGTTTCCACGAGCCTTAGACCGCTAAATCCAACGATGAAAGCCATCGCAAACTTGGCCGATTCAAGTTCTACGCCAAGGAAATTTACGGCCAACGGAGTAACGTAATTAGCAGACAATGTTCCTGCGAGGATGGAGAAGAGTTGGGTACGGATAGACGCACCTGTTTGTTTTCCAACGAGGAGGAGGCTTCCGAAGAATCCACCGATTGACATCCCGACATTAATGCCGAGTTCCATCATCATCTGCTTGATAGACATTAGAGGTAGGAGTTGAGGGTTGATAGGAATGTGGCCGCGTTTGTGCCGATGGCTACGAGGTCTGGCCCCGAAACGAACATAGACTCGTCCAAGCCTCCTGAGAGGTAGATACGAACCTTTGTAATGCCCGATGTGCCATCCAATTCGGTGGCGTTAATATCCCTGTAATTGAGGTAATACACCCTGCCATCGGAGTAGGTGAGTTGCAGTTGGGTTGCCAGGAAGTTTAGTGCTGTGAGTGTTGCGAGTGCCATAGTGCGACAAATTTAGTAAGGAAGGATGAATTATGGTGCGGTGAGGGCTTGGAGTTGAGCGTCAGTAAGCCTTGTGGTGTAGAGGGAGGCGGCACGGATGCGGTCGTTGAAGAATTGACCTGAACTTGTTGAACCTATTGCGATTGTGGTTGGATTGTTAGCAAAGGCACGAACATCCGTACTTGTAGTACCTACTTGCGAACCATTAAGAAACAATGCGGTATCGCCTGACTTGTATCCAAAAGCAATTTTGTTCGCTCCATTCGGAACAACAACATTTAGAAAGGTAGTGTTTTGACTATTTGCTCTCCATCTAAACGAATAAGTATTTCCTCCTGCTTCTTTTCTTGCCCAAATTTCATTGTTCGCATCAGCAAAAATCCTGTACAAATACGCCTCGCTATATGATGCGATAAGTGTGTTTACAAACTCCGCATAAATCGTCCCCTCACTTTGACCAATCAATGCACTCGCACTCGTTTTTGAAATCACATCCGCACTCCGCGTGACTGCTGCGGTGGTGGTGGGGATGAAGCTTGTGGGAACCGAACCAAGTTCTAACTGCGGAGCAGCAAAGCCCATTGAACCACCAACGGCAGTACTTGTAAGCGTAACTCCACTTAATGGAGCAAATGCCACATTCTGTGCTATTGCGGGTGCTGTCATTGTAAAAGTTTCCGAGCATCTATAAACATCCGTTCCGTATTGCTCAATCCTGCGGATTCGGTTTGTAATTGGTGCGGTGCTTGTATTTGACCCACTTGCAAACGAGCCACTCACATCAAATCCTGAACCAATAGCTCCCGATGACATTCCAAAACGATACCCTCCAATCGTGTGCGCTCCTGTTTTTTTCATTAAAAAACTAAAAGTGTAAGTGCTTCCACTTGCAAGGCTAACATTATTATTTGAACTTATATACCTGCTCGCAGTTTGTGTAATAAAACCTATAGCTAATACGCTAATGTTAATCCCCGAAACGCCAATGACATCAATCGCACCGCTTGAAAGGTTTATCCCATGCGTCCAACCTGTTGTGGTGTTATTAGAGTTTAAGATTCCGTTTGCCGCACTCGGCTCAACAAGCAACGCAGGGCAACCATTCACCGCTCCCCCCAACGGATAGTCAAGGCGAGGCACATTGTCGTTCACAAGTTCAATCAGCCCATTCTTGTTAATCCTCGTAGAGCGATTCGCAACGGTCGTGGTGCGAGTTACGGTGAAATCCCCCGCACCGCTTTCGGGGATTTGGGAGTATAAGGTGCCTGCCTTAAACCTCGCAGGGACGTTTATTAAACTCGGTGAACCCGAATTGTAAAGAGGCTGAAAATGAGCATACAAGCATTGTCCTCTAAGCGCAGAAGGTTCGGTTGGCAATGCTCCATTTGCGGTTGTAGAGGCCAAAAATTCCTCCCAATACGAATATGGCTGAATGTTTTGATTCATCAACGCCACAAACGCAGAAGCGCTACTGCCTATCGCAACCAAATCGCTATTCCTAACCGACAAGGTTTCACTCACCTCACCTGCCGTGTAAATCCATATCGTCAAGTCACCAGAGCGAGGGTCGGATTCAAAGCCAATCAGATGAGCATACGACACATTAAAGGTTTGCGTACTGCCGTAAACAAGCGTAAGAAACCCCGTGCCAAAGGTGAAGGAAGTCAGTCTTTGAAGTGCCATTACACGCTCATTAAACTAAGTTGTCCGTTAATGAAATCAATTTGGTCAATGCTATCCTTCTGCTCAATCCAAATCTCATACTGCCCTGCTCCCTCCGCATACAACTCAAGGTAAGCCGAATGGGGATCGGAAGAATACAGGTGAACCGACACCTTCGTGGTATCATTAACAACACCGTTTCTTGCGATATAGAAATAATACTCAGTATTGTTTGCGCCACTAAAATTTAGCAACGCGCTTACACGATAGGGAAGCGAACCCGCTCCTGTCCAATCAACTCTTGGACTTGGTTCCCCGGCAACATTGTAGGCCGTAGAAACAACCCCACTCATTGAGTAGGTCAATTTCTCAGGGGTGTCATTGGCAGCAACAGTAAAAGAATAAGCCGAACTCTTGGACAAACTCACGCATCCCCTCTCCTTTAACAACGCAGTAGAATCAGCCAAGTTCTCAAACAAAGTACCAACCCTGTTTGCCGTGTTCTGTGCAATGCCTGTTTCGTTCTTCACCACAAGCGAAGCCGAATCTAAATTTGCTCTTGTTTCAATAGCCATAATAGTTTTATTTATAGGTTTAATTATAGGTTTGGTCAAAGGTAAAATCAAAAATACCACCAACAAGAATAGGAACGCAAGGCTCGGTCGTGTTCAAACAAGAAGCATCCCCGATAACCTCCACCTCCATATCCAAAGTAATGATATACAAATTCGTATCCCAAATAATCTTCGCCCCCTCAAACTCGCTCTCCAGGTTATCTTTAATGGAATATCCTGCACTCACGCCCAACACATCCACACTCACCGCACCAACGCTCTGCGCTAAAGCCTCGTAGAGGCCCGTAATCTTGCTCTGGACGAGCGATGCGACCTCGTAGGGTCTCTTGGCCTTCCTCTTGCCGATAATCACAAGACGAAGCGGATAAATGGTTCTAAGCAGGTCTTGGCATCCGATAAAGTTTTTCTCCTCCGTAACCTCTGACCTCTCCCTGCCGTTGTACCGAATGTAGGCAACTCCTTCGCTCCAATCGTACTCGTCCACAACGTGCCTGTAATCTCCATTGGAGCAATAAATCGCAGGGATAATCTTTGCGTCTTTATCGGGCAATAACTCGGCAAAGCCTGTATGCCGAACAAGTTTATAGGCGTTCAGCCGAGCGAATATCTCGTCAATAACCTGAGTGACTATCATCGGAATACCTTTTCAAAGAATTTACGAGTCAATAAATCAACGAAATACTGCTTTTCTGGTACGGACAACCCAAAGATAGTGCCTCTACGCTTCTCATTCTCAACGGCTTTCTCCTTATTTTGAGAACTCAACACATTGAAAGAAATGGACGGGGTCTTGCCACCGACCTTCCGTTTAGGCTGACTGAACTCACTCTTCAATTCCCCCGTGAACTTCATATCAATGTAAGCGACCTGCAAACCTTTCTTGCGCCTTTTCTCCTTGTACTTATCGCTTGCGTAATCGCCAATCTTTGCTAAATCGGGTTTTAAGCCTTTCTCAAAGATCCTTGGCAATACTTGGGTGTCGTGCGTCATCGGAGCGGCATCGTCCAAAGCAGCGACTAAATTGGCCTTCAGAGAAGAACTCTGTCCTTGCAATTTGCTTATGTAATCATTAAGCGTCACGGTATGAAGGATGCTTGTCTAACCCTTTGTCTGCAAGAAAAACAACCGCCCTCTGGCAAGTTCGCCTGCTCAAAGTAGCGTTGCATATATTGGTCATATTGAGCCTGATAGTAATTGCCCAATTCCTCGTTCATATCCCTATTGAATACAATAATGCCGTTCAACCTCTTGGAGAACTGCATCTCTTTGAGCAAAAGCATACCCGTCTTGTAAAGCAAGGGATAGCCGAGTTGGGCAACGTGAGCGCAGATAAGCGATTCAAAGCTGCAAGCGACTTGGTACTGCACACTCAAACCGCCTGTGAACCCACCGCCCGATATGTTGCCTTCAATCAACTGACCGCTCGTAGGTATCTCAATAGCCCTCTCCAACATATTCTCCGTCCAACGGTATCCACGTCCACAACCACCGCATCCGTAAGTCGCATACAAACTCGTCTGAAACGAGGCCACCGCAGTTGCGTTGTAAACCACCGCCAAATTCAACATCTGACCGTTGGATTGATAGGTCTTGTTCACCACAAGCCTCACCACCGAATTAGCCACCGAGGTGACATTAAAAGTATCCAAAGTCACGCCCGTCCTCAAATCAACAACCCTCACAGGAACAACGCCTGAAGAGGGGAGCAAGAGGCTTAACGAAGAAATGGTCACGGAGATGTAGTCCACCTGCCGATACCTCATCCCTATACCCCTCCATACCGCAGAAGCAGGTAGAGCCTCAACGCTCTCCGCATAATACCCCAAATCGCCATTAAACGCAGAGGTTGTGTAATTCCAACGGCTCTGCATATAGGCCAAAGACTCTGCTTTGAGCATATTTGCGGCTTGGTCAATCTTACGCTGAATCAGCGTGTAAGCAGTTTTGTCCTCTTCGTTAACCCCTGAATCAAGGTCGGCAAGGCTAATGCCTGTCAAATCATTGATATAGAGGCCGCTTATAGGGTCCAAGCCAGGCTCACATAAGCCACGGATTCCGATTACATTATTCCAACAACTCATAGGGCAAAGTTACTAAAAATGAATGGCTAAAGATACAAGAGGGATATTTTGCAATAGGTATCACAATTCAATACTTTACGCAAAAGAAAAAAGGGGATGCTTTCGCACCCCCTCTCTTCACTAAACCCCAAACAAGGATTAGTTGCTCACCAATCCGTTAAAGATGTAGTTCACACCGGCCAAGTCATCGTCATTAAAGAACAAGTCGGCAGGTAGGTCAACATACTTGTAGGAAAGACCCAAGAAGAACTTCCAGGTGTTGCAATCCAACTGAGCGTAATAGTCAAACTCAAGTCCGGTCTCAGGGTCGGAAATCGTACCCTTTTTGATGGATTGGTCATCAATTACACGGATGCCAGAAGCACCACGGAAAGCATTGTAGCGGATCAACTGAACGCCACCTGGGGCGATCATTGCGAACTCGCCTGTACCGAAAACGCTATCGGCCTTTGGCTCAAAGAAGAAGTAAGACTGAGCGTCTGAGTTCATCATCGCTTGCAAGTCCACGTTTACGGTGGCACAGCAATGAGACTTCAACGCAGTCATATACTTGTGAGAGAGTTCACCACCAATGATAATCGGGCGATCCCAACCTTCAGCAAGCTGATACTGATAGGTTACATCGGACAAGAAGTCATCCAAGAAAACGCCTGAAGTGGTGTTTTTGGTCTTGGTGGTCATCAAGGTACGCGCTGCGTTTACGGTGGATCCTGCGTTGTAGGAGAACTTACCGAAGTTGGTAGAGATGTAGCTCACGGCCTCTTCGTTCATAAAACGCTTGAGAGCCTGCAAGTTCATCGCCAACTGCCTTGCAACATAGTTCTCGTCATTCTCACAACGAGGAGACAAATCGTCAAGACTGACCGACCACCTGCGTGAAGCACCTGTGGCAGGGTCAATGTTGTAAACGGTAGAGGTTTCGCCATAAGTTGGACCGGCAGCGCAGTTCAACTCAGCAGAAGCGGAAGTTCCGGCATCGTTCATACGAGGCTGGTACACGACCTCAACCTGGCGGTAGTGGCCGTTCTTGGTGTCAATCTGGTTTTGGATAATACCAGATTCGTTCATCGGGGAAGTAATCGCCCGAAGAGTGTTAATGTGTCCGGGGAACATCGTGGGATCGGCATTGAAGTAACCGTCATCCAAACGACCTTGAATATCGGGACACGATACGAAGGATGAAAAAGCGTATGACATTTTTTTAGAATGAAAGAAAGTTTTGTCGGCTATTTCTTGCCAAGCCAGGCACTATGGGGTTTATTGTCCCCCACCCGACACATCATCGTGCGTTAATCTCTTCTCTATGTCTCGCGGCCCTTGGGTGCAAGTACCGCTCACGAGTTCCTTCTTTTGTGCCAGAAGTCGTTGTCCGAACAGGCTCTCTCTCTTGCCTTCCTGCATCTCCTGCCTTTTTCAGCATTTGAGCTTTATCAGCCTCCGAGCGAACCAACTCTTCGGGTGTCAAATAACCGGTTCCCTTATCGTTCTTGATTTGGTTGCCGTTCTTATCTGTCACCACCAACTTGCCATCCGACAATGCAAAGATATAACGTTCGTTGAGTTCTAAGTCAAACCCCTTTCTTGCGAATTGATTGACTGAATCACTCCACGAAAGGTTGCCCTTAATCTTCATCACCTCTTGGTTAATGATGTAATTATCAATGGCTTTCTGCG